GAGGCTTCTTCGTAGTTCCTTCTTGCAACTTCTTCGCCGTATGCTCTCGCCCATGCAGCGGCGTCTGGGGCGTCAAGTGTATCTTCTAGAAACCCGGCAATCGGGCCCTGCACCATCCTGCCTGCCCCTGCTTGGGCAATATCAAAACCACGACCCCAACTATCAATAACACTGGGGTCTTCAATGTAGTCATCTTGCTTAGTAGCCCAGGGGCTATCCTCGTCAAGTTGATACACCAGTTCTTGAGATGCCGTGTTAGGCGCTTCCTGCCTAAGCTGTTCTCGTTCCTGAGTATCTAGTCCATGAGTCCTTGAGTATCTCTCTGCGGCTTCTTCGTTGCTCTCTCCTGGCAGTCTGTTAAATCTTAACCACTGCTCAAAGGTCATTTTTCTTTTATATCAACTGTCTTAATGTATTCAAGAATTTCTTTGATTAATTGAGGTCTAACTTCACCAGGAACTTGCTTCATCTCTTCTGGATTCTGGAAAAAATATTGGTACATTCCTTCTTTATCATCCCACTTCTTTTCCCTAAAAAACTCTGGCTGTCTACCGTATGAACCAGGCAATGTGGGCAGGACATAAGCCCCTTTCTTCATGTCATTCCATCGGCTCTCTGGGATCTTCTTTGAACCATACTCAAGTATCTTCTGAATTGAGTCTCCATGTGGGACTTCAGAGACACTAAAACTAGCGTCCCTTTGTGCTTCTGGGAACATATCGATTAAGGCCATTGCCCCTTCGTACTTAGGGTCTTTCTTATCTAGTTTTTCTTGAAGATTTCTTTCAAGTAGGCCTATTTCTGATTTCTTATCCCCCCAGAACTGAGGGAACTCAGCAGGAACATTGTCAGGCCAGCTATACTTGGTCCCCTGAGACTTATTTAACTGGTCAATAAACTCTTTGCCCGAGTATTGATCTGGGAAACCGGCTTGTTGTGCTTGGAGTAGCACTTGTGAAGCGCTTTTAGCCCCTTTGGCCTTAAACATTTTGGTAGGCTTAGTGTCACCTTTATCTTCGGGAGGTGGAGGCTTGTCCCCAGTGTCCCCACTACTTTTCGGGTTTAAAACTTTTTCATCAAATTTTTGGCGGTCAGACTCTTCTGCCCTGATCCTTTGTTGTAGCCCCTCCCAGCCGTAGCTATTACTGAGGTCAGTGATTGACATAGCGTGAGCTAGGAAAGTGTTATAGTTTCCTTTATTAAGCTTTTCTGGCATTACCTGCCTTGCGTAGGCTAATGCTGGGTCTCTAGCCATTCTGTTTCTTAGCCAGTCATTAAAAGCTGTACTTGGTTGTCCATCTTCAGTGGTCGTCTTTTGACCAATCATTGCTTCAGCTTTATCCCAGTCCAGCAAGTTGTATTGTTCTAAAAACGCTGATCTTTTGCCTGGGTCTCCCGTCGTCTCATTAGCTCTGTCGGCAAGTCTTTCGTGAGCCCTCTTCAGCGTTGTGTCACGGGCTTTTCGGTAGTCACTAAAGTTCTCACCAAAAGTATTTTTCCAGAGCTTGTCCATCCCTGAGTTTTTAGCTGCGGCGACCCTGGCCTTGCGGTCTCCTTCGATCATCTTCTCCACCTCCAGGTCAGTCATCCCGATCTTTTTACCCATGTGCATTACCAGTTCATAATTACCGGCTGCAATCGAAGAGCGGAAGGTATCCCAATGCTGTTTTGTCTCAGGAGACATATAATCTTTTCCCTGCTGTTCTAGCTGTTTCTTTTTTAACAAAGAGTTTGCTAATTGATTTTCTGCGACCTTGAGTTTTATCTGGTCTAAAGCAGACGGTTCTGGGAGGTCGTCCTTGTCGATGTAGCCATGTTTATATAAAAAAGACGCCCTTGAAGCGGCAGGTAATAGTGCAGCCTGGTCCATTACTTCTCTGCGCTTATTTCCCTCTCTCATCTTTTTTAAGTTAAGAGCAAACCCAGAGCCCGGATCAATAAAGTAATTACCAGCTTTTTCTTTTTCTAGTGCTTTAGTTTTCTTGTCGAGGCCTACTAATCTTTTATTTAGTTCATCACTTTTTTCTTCCCTTTTTATCTGGGCTTCCTCCCTCATAACCGAGGCCTTAGTTATTGCCTCATTCCTCATTTTAACTTGGTCTAAGTCTTCCTGGGTAGGTACTTTCCCAGGTGTATATCCAACGGCCTTGTCTATCGCTGCATCCTGTTCAGCCAGAGTTCGCTGTTTAATATCAACAGGTCTGCTCATGGGGTCATCGGTCCCGTAAACCTGTGCCCTTGAGCCTAAACCAGAGGGGGCTAGTTGAAGGTCCGGACGGTCTTGTGGGTCCCACCACTTTGTTGGGGTGGTCATTCTTTCTAAGAAACCAGGTGGCTGATTCCCTGGCTTGGCTCCTAATACTTCACTAGATTTACCTTCAATAGTTTTATTTTTTTCCGTGACGACTTTTGTTGGTTCTGGTTTTTTTAGTTGTTTCTTTTTAACTAAGTCTGCCCTGGCATCTCTTTCACTTCCATAAATGGCAGATTTAAGTCCCGTGTCATTATCGGTGTACTGCCAACCGCCTTTTACTTTTTGTGCGCTAAAATCAGCCATTATCTGCCTTTGTATCTTCGCTCTAACCTTTTACTTGCTTCAGTTAAAAGACGTGAATCATCTGGAAAATCATATCTAGCATCTTCAGCCTCTTGAGTTTTCTCTTCAACATCCTGAACAGAAGCAACGATATCCTGGACAGACTGTTGGTCCCCTTCTGAAAATAACTCTAGTGGGGCGCTCATAAGCCCATCTTGCTGAGTTTTAATATCTTGTTTTTGCTGTGCGACATTTGCCATTTCAACGTCTTGAGGGGTCTGCTGAGGCGCCAGCCCGTGAGACGGCGCTTGTATTGGGTCATCTTTGTCTGGGAATAGGTGCCCAAGGAAGCCGGACTCCTTAAACTTTTCTCTGTTGGCCTGGTAGCCATCTGACATTTGGTTCATCCTCATGGCAATAGCCTGAGCCTGCTCTCTCCCCTCTTTCCCCCCTTGCTCCATTGAGACTTTGTATAACCGCTCCAGGCCTGCCATGTCATTTTCAAAGGCTTTATCAGCGTCGGCCAGTGCTTCTGCTTTGTTCGCCTGCCCTATTCCGTAGCCTACCTGACCAAGGGTGGAAGCCATTCCAGAGACCCCGGTCCCAGCCGCTTGAGGTTTGCCCATAGCGGTCCAGGATGCTTTGTCGATCATCGGTGCATAAGCTAGACTTGCTCCCCCGGTCGCATAAGCTAGTCCACCTTGAACTGCAAGAGCCCCTAGTTGTTGCGAGTCGGTCCCCTGTGCTGCTCTTTCATTGTGGGCTTTTACTTCAGCGTCTAGTTGTTGCTGACGCGTCTGTGCTAACCGTTCGTAGGCTGCCTGCCTGTCGTCCGAATATTGGCCCCAGTTAATATTGGATTTAAGCATTAGACCACCTCCCCGTTTTCTCTAATAAACTCTGTTTCGCCACCAACGACATACAACGTCCCCATCCAGAAGTTCTTTATTGGTGACATAATCCACCCCCATTTATTCTTCCCGTAGTACCACTCGCCCCATGCCACTAATGGGTCGGCAAATGTCCAGGCTACTATCTGTTTAAAGACCTTCGACTTCCTCATCAGTGGTACCAGGACTTTTGCCATCCTGTAGTAACCACGTCGTTTCCGTGGGCACAGCACCTCGTCACGGTACCGCCTTACAACGTCATCCATGGTCCCGTCACCGTAGCGTGCTTCAAGCATGATCCAGCAACAAGTATTGCCTCCACCACCACTTTTCTGGGCTTCTGCGGCTGCAATCTGGGCCTCTGCGTTTTTATCGGCCATGCGCTCCTGGAAGGCCATGTTTTCTCGCTCTCTGATGTCACCAAGCTGGGCGTCTGTCATCCCCACCTGGCCCTGCATAAGCTGACCAAGCCCCTGCATTTGTTGTGTCAGTAGCCCTGCACTTTGACCTTGCAGGCCAGCCTGTTGTCCAACGACACCAAGCCCCATGTTTGCCATGTTTCCATAAGTTTGACCCATAGCACCTAAACGATTCATCCCTAGCCCTTGTGCCTGGCCTGTTAGTCCTGCCTGCTGGCCTAGTAAACCAGCCTGCTGCCCCATCAGGCCTGCACCTTGAGACAACTGTTGCTGACGTGCGCCCATAGCCGCTTGAGCGGCTCCGAGGGAGTCCCTTCGGGCAGCTTCTCCACTAGATTGTAGTTTCGCTTTTGCCAGCGCTATTTGTTCCGGGGAAGAGCCTGCACCGGCCATCCCACGCATCAGTTGTTCCTCAGCACCACGTTGTTGTGACTTCCTTGCTGACTCTGCCAGCCCAGAGTAAAAGCCACGGTCCTTCATCAGGGCCTCACGGTCCATAGCCTCAGACGCAAGTCTACCTACGTCTCCACGCATTGAACTAACGTCGCCACGTAACCCTGCGACGTCTGACTCGTAGCCAGCCATACCAGAATATTGGCCAGCCAAACCACCCATCCTTTCGTCGAACCTAGAACCAACTTCTCCAGCCGTGCCTGCTAACCCTTGAACAGCGCCTCTCTCACCACTCAGGTCGTAGTCGTCCTCCATGCCCTTCATGCGGGTCTTGTAGTCCTCGTACTCGTTTACCCGTCCCTGTCGCGCACTGTCACGTTGAGCCTGAAGGGCTTCGTCTGCGGCTGTCTTTTTCATTGCATCCAGGTCTACAGACTCCATAAGACCAAACTTTTCCATAGCCTGCTGACGTGTCATTTGTGGAGCACTTTGTCCACCACCACCTCCATCTCCCTGACTTGCGTTCTCTGCTTCCATGGCCGCCAAAGCGTCTGCTGCTGAAACGCCTGTATCCATGCCTGCGGTACTTTGCTCATCGTCATCAGTGTAAAAAGCGGGAATCCCATCCCTTTTATTCATCGGCATCTGTTCACCGACACGCGCCATGCGACCAATGAAGCCCGGAGAGTTTTTCATGGCGTTCATCGCCTTCATCTCCTCACGGTTCATGTATGCTAAGCCGTGGTCCTGGCCTTTAATTTTCTTTTTCTTTTTTAGTTTCATTAGGCCTCTGTCTGGGGCTGGGTTGCGTCGGTCAGTGTGATGTTGGTTTCGAACAGTGCTACTTCACCGTCACCAGACGACTGGATCCACTGGAGCACGTTTCCACGTGTGCCAGACGGAAGGTATTCTTGGATGGTCTGATATGCGTCTTTGTCATAACGGTTGCTAGATAATTGGTAGTCGCCAATTTTGCTACCGTCCATGTAAACGTCTAGGCCGACGTTGCCCTGGTAAGTGATTTGGGCTTCGGTGTGTTCCCTTTCTCCCTTGTAATATTTCGGGGGGAGAGACCGTGCTATACTGCTAAAAATCTGTCCGTCCTGGCTGGAATTTACAATATGTTTCACGTGTGGAATCCAACCAAAACTAAGCGGGGGAAAGTAAATTCTTCGGGTGTCTTGTTTTTTACTGTCTCTTGCGGTTAATGAAATAGTAGTATCAATATCGTTATTAGGCTTTTTCTGTACCTCGTCAACGTAGATCGCAAACTCAACTGTCCCAGAAAAAGTAACCTCAATATAGTGAAATATCTGGTGTTTATTGTACTCAACTTCGGGGATACCCTCAAACTGATATGTAAGTGCGTCTTGAAAAGAACTAACCAATTGAGGTGTGTACCCAATCATCCCTGGTGGTAGTGCAACACGACGTTGTAATAACCTAACATGATTAGGTAATTGCTGATTACTAAGGCTACTTACTCCGTCAACAGAAAAAGATACCGTTGGCTGCCCCTTGTACCTTAAATTTGCAGCAGTATAGACCTGTCTAGGCATTAGCTTTTGTTGCTTCTAAATTAGTAGTAGTTGTCTGTAAAGCTGATATTTTATCCTCGCTCGACTTAATCCTTTTCTGAAGGGATCTAATATTTTCATTTAACTGAATTAAGGCCTCCCTTAATTGATCATCTTCGACCTCAAGGTACCCATCATATTCTGGGACGTCTGCCATTAGACTGCGCTAGTCTTGTATTGATAATTAAGGACCCTTCCAGAAGCTTCACTTGTTGTTTCTTTTATGTGAGGAACAAGGCCTGTAGTCATCTCTGGAAAGTATAGAATAGCCTCCCCGATTGCCCCAGTCGGACTGGATAAAGAGGTCGGACTTGGCTCACCTATAACATCTATGCCGTCTAAAGAGACTGTAATAGAAGGTGTGCCCGTGTACTGGATCTGAACAGCCTCGTACAGTCTTTCTGTTATTTCATTAGTTAGCTCATAATCGACGTTAATCCTGTGGACATTCCCGTAACAATTTACCAGTTGTACCTGTATCCCATTTCCCTGTCTGGGTTGAGTTAAATAGAACGTCCGGTCAAAGTCTGTAACAGACCCGCCTACCGAAAACGAGTCTGTCTCTGTGCTGTCGACTAAGACCTTAACAGTTCCATAAAAGCTTTCTCCGGTTAAGCGGACACTCTTATAAACCTTTTCATAGTTAATATCGCCAGCAGAAAACTTCCTGGTAGTTAAATTAAAGTTAGACCGGTTCCCGGTTGCATAACCTGGTCTGCCTGTGTCTGCATATAGTATGTTCTCTGCACCACGGTAAAACAGGTTTGAGGCGTTAAAAGAGGTTCTACTAACCTTCAGTGGTTGTGACTTTAGGTCTACTTTGTAACCAGTACCAGAACTACCTAGTAGGTAATAAATATCATCGTATATACCACCAGCGTTATTACTTTTTACTGAGTTATTAGGGTAGCTAAACGAGTCTAAAATAGGGTGAGTTAAGCGCTCCACGCTTTTACCATTGTAAAAACAAATGCCCTGGTGGCTGGCAAACATTATTCCGCCCTGGAACTTAACAATGGTTTTATTTCCACCGTCAGGCACCCCTTCTGTCGTCGGAACACGTACCTTTTTTAAACCGAATGGGTCAGAGCCAAACACCCTATAGACCCCGTACTGGGTGAACACAACTAGCTCACTACCAATACTGGACATACCAGTAATCTTCTGGTCAAAGTCGACAAAGGCCCCGGTCCTGTAACTATTGGGGTTTCCGTAGTCACTGGCGTATAGCCTGGTGTCTACTGCTGCATAGAATATATTCCCAGACTCAATTAGGTACTTGCTTGCTAACGGGGGCTTATTGTCAGCCTCAATCGGTTGTATATCGATTAAAGAGTCAGAGGACTGGAAGTCTACGTATGGGTAAGTGGATCCGTTTGCTACATCATTATTATCAACCGTTAAGGCCCTACAAACATATTCACGCTCTACAATCTCTCCAGGGATCTTCATATAAACCACTAGGTCTACATAATGCGAAGATGCTGTCCCTGTGCCTGCACTTGTAAGGGTAATTGAGTGAGACGTAGCTCCCGATAACCAGTCTGTCTTGCCTGTAGATGTTGCCGCTACGGTGTAGGTACCATTAGTGTACGAATATTGAGTGCCAGTCCCTGTATTGTAACCAAACCATGCAACCCGATACTGGAACGCTGACTTTGCACTACCAATAGCTATTGCCAAGTCTGCGTCCGCCGTGTCGGAAACAGCGACCGTTAAGTCCTCATCAATAAATAGGTTATCTAGCCGTTTAATAATTGCGCTCGACCCTCCTACACGATACAAAGCAAACCTTCCCCCTTTTAACTTCGTTGATGAGTAGGCAAGGTCTGTCACCGTAGTCCCAAAACTTATGTACATTGGGATGTTGTTACTTGCCGTGTTAAAGTAGGTTGCAGACAAAGAGCTATCTGTTAAAGGGCTCATTGTTGACTCATACCCAGTCTCATCAAAGTGGGACAAACCATACTGAAAGGGGACCACAAATGTATCAGAAAACCACTCTTTTGAGTGTCCAGTTCCACGATCACTGTCGGTGCCGGTATATGCTGTATCTGCTAAATTAGAAAATGTGATTGTAGGCTCAGGTTTTAGTGCAGAAACCCTATAGGAAGAGGCTGTGTCCCCGTCCAGGAATTTTGAAATTATAGGGCTTACATTAATAGTCCCATTGGTTTGAGAGGCAGTTACATCTCTATTAATGTAAACATGATTATTGGCACTATCGACCCTAGTAATAAAAACGTCATTTGGTAAATTAGTCCCTGTTAATTCGTCACCGACCTGGAGCTTGTAGGCCTCTCCAACACCACCGCTAGTTTGTATTGTTAAACGATTAGTATTTGAACTATGAGACCAGGTGCCTGTTACAGTAAAAGCATCTCTGGCAACATATAGGTCTTCGTTATACTCAACAAATGAGGAGGCACCATGGACCCCTTGAGTAACCTCAAACAACTCTACAGTGATATTGTTCCCAATTGTTACTGTGTGAGCGCTATCAATTTCGACTACACTATAAAAGTTAGTGTTAGTACTGATTGTTGTAGTGCTACTTGAAAACGTGCTAATAGCTACAGTTTCTGTAAAGCCAGAAGCACTTACCCAGGTATTTGCTTTTTCGTAAAAATAGTCGGACTGACCACCCGTGACTGTCTGGTACTCACCACGTATATCTCCGAAGGAGAGGTCTACGTTGGATAAGGTGGCACACTGGTTGGCGCCGATCTTATGAGGGGGGAGCCGGTTATTGAGCCCACCAGAAAAGTCAGCCTGGGACTCGATTGGCATCAGAGTTTAATAATGTAGTTTACGCACATGAAAGGCATCTCGTTTGAGTGAGCCGATGCTGCGTCCTGGGCGCTACCACCTGTTGTGCTTCTGCTCGGGGTGGTGTGAGTGTGTGTATAATCGTGGCCGTGACTAGCATTCTGGTTGCCAGTGGTTGAACTATATTCTCCGCCTGTTCCGTAATTACTACCACTTCCAAAAGCGCCACCGCCTAAATGATTTCTTTGGTAGGTGTGCCCGTGGTTCGCGTTTTGGTTCCCTGTTGTTGTTGCACTTTGTGAGTTTGTTGTCGCACCTGGAACCGTATGCTCGTGAGCCTTTAAACCACTTTGGGCACCAGTCAAGGTGACAGACTCAACACCGCCGTAGGCTCCACGGTTCCTTGCTGTTAGGGTAGATCCGCTTCCTGTTGCTGGGTCTTGCCCACTAGAAGAACTAGAAGCGTTTAAGCCTACACCCGTGCCAACCCCCAAGGGGACACGACCACGCATGTCTGGGACGTTGAAGTCATTACTTGTGCCGTCTCCGTCACCGTAGGCTGTACCTAAAACGTCATATAAATTTTTATAGGCTGTCCCTGCTGTTCCGTCATATCTTGCACCATCACAAAGGACCCATCCTTCTGGGGCGCTGGAACCTCCATACATTCTAATTTCACCAGTAATCCCTACAAAGACCTTACCCACGCCAAGGCCAACTCCCGCAGAGGTGGCTCCTGATTGATACCCGGTGCCTGCTATTTTTGCGTCCTGCACTACAGACTGAGTGTTTGCGGTCCCAACTGAAATTGTGCCTGAACTGGTAGCAGGGTTTACAACCACGTCACCAGAAGTATCAATCGTGATTACAGCACTACCACTGTCTTCTTTTAATGACAGTGTTTGACCAGATGTAGCCTGAATATTGGTTGCTGTTACATCAGTAAATTTTCCGGTGGTAGCAGTGGACGCACCAATTGTTGTCCCGTTGATTGTGCCGGAGGTAATTGTGATTGCGCCACCAAAGGTGGTAGCACCGGAAGAACCTAGCGTCAGGTTGGCGGTAGAGTCGGTCTTATTCCCGACTACATCGGTCTTTAGCGTCGCGGCCATTAGAGTCTCTCATATACGGTTTTCCCGTCGTTCTTGACAGCCCTTAGGACGTCTTTCCTGTTGTCCGCTTTGTTTCTTTTACTAGATAAATGGATCCATCCAAGGAATGGATCAGGTGAGTTTTCTGGGCAGAACTCAATAATTGCCTGGTCCCACGAAAGTCCGGATTCTTTGACGATCCAGTTGAACACATGGTTGTTTCCTTCACTGCGGAAACATTCAAAATCAACCGCCTCGGCGAAGCAGTGGCTACTGGTCTTTTTGCTTCCCAAGGCTTCTGATAAGCGCCCGTCTCGGAACCCGCTGGAAATTGACATGGGTCCAAACTTTTCCCTAATGGGCTCCAAAATTGTAGAGCACAATGAAGAAATATTTAGGAAGTGTTCTGGTTCTTTTATTGTGTTATCGATCCCCATCCTTAGAGCAGTTCCAGACTTCTCAAATTCCTGAAGCCTGAAGTGCTCTGATACCTTCAACTTTGCATCCTCCTATTTTTCTTTTTTGGAATTGCAGCTAGATTGCTCATAGAGTTATTAAGAGGATTGCCGTCTTTATGGTGGGCTTCTAAGCCTTGTTCCATTAACCCCCTTTCTTTAAGTTTACGCCTTGCGGCATTACGATGAGCGCGTTCTTTCTTCGGGCCCTCCTTGCCATGATACTGGTCGTACTCCCGACGATAGTTACGCTTCCTTTTTGAAGACATTACCCAAACATATCCTTAATTGATTTATGAGCATTATCGCTCATTTCATTGATGTGTTCGTCCAGTTCTGCTTTAGCTTCATCAGTTAAATGTTCACTAATTTTGTCAACAACGTGCTCTTTCATTAAACTTTGAGCCTGGTCGGCTACAAGCCCTTGGAGCGCATTCATAAGCATACCTACTAACATGTTTTTCCTCTACTAATTGGTTTTAGCTTCATCTGACTTCTTGTCAGAATCACCATTATTATTATCACCATTTCCTTCGGTAGTATCACTCTTTGGGTCCCCCCAGGTATATGAGCCGATTTGAGAAATCAACACTGTCAAGGCACCGATGGTACTTACAAGAAGTGTGTTCATACTGGGGTCTAATTTTGGTGATGTGTACATCAAACTATAAATGGTAAAGGCGTATATTCCTAAAATTAGTAATGCCAATAAAAACCTGAATGAAGCACGTCTTAAAACGATCTTTTCTGTTACCGTATATGATGGTTTAACAGGTTTAATTTTCTGTGGTTTGTCTTTAACCGTTGTCTTTTCTGTGATGGTTTCCATTAACCTTTCCTATAAAGTAATTCTCTCATTGCTTGGGTGTTCTGGTCTAAGGCGTTTTTAACGTGGATAAGTGCGTCACTAGACGACTCTACCAGTTTCATTAACCTCCCGTCTGACTCTTCATCGCGTTTTTGCCAGGCCTCCCTCTCTTCCTTCGCCTGTTTAGTCAAGAACATAATATAGTAAAACGCCATTATCACGACTGCGATGCTAACACCTAGTCTTTCCACAAGGTGTATCACCGTGTCTAACATTGAAGTTGTTTCTACTGGCATTGTATGTCCATAAAAGTATTGTTGATCTGCCGGGTTCATACGGAGGCCGGATCAGGTGCAGCTACTGAGTTTTGGTCACAAATTAATGAAGTTTTTTTAAAGAATATTGTTAAGTTATCCGTACCCATTTGATCGTAATCTTTGGATGAAAAATTCTCTCGGCTTTTATCGATTAAACAGTCGCAGTGTTCCCAATGAATTATGTGTGGTAAATGAGGCATATTTCTAACACGTGTCTGGTAACAAACATGCCACATACCCCTTATCTGTGCTGTAGAGTGGTCTCCAGAATACTGAGGTTTTATATCATTCTTTGTTGTGCAGGCGGTGATAATAAATAGAAATATTATCGCTAGTGTGCTGACCCGTTTCATTGTTCAGGCTTTGGATTATCGGCTTTTACTTTATCGATTGCTTCTTCCCATTTTTTAGTATTGTTCTTTTTGTCCCAATAAATCATGTCTAGCTGTTCTTGGATCTGTGGATATTCCCTGTCACGTTGGTACTGAGTTGCTTCAAATTCAGCAGTTAATTTATCGAACTCAATTTTAATTTTATCTTCGTCTAAAACAATTTTATTTCTGTCCTTATCATAAGCATCATTCTCACCAAAGACAGACACACAATTTGGGTGAGCTAATGTAATTGCTTTTTGTCTATCCACTACTTTATCTCCATTAATACAATACCACTTGAACCTGTTCCATAAAGATGATTATTACTTCTATTCATATTAAAAGCTTGTCCTGAACCACCAACATAATATTTTACTTTATAAGTAATTGTGGTTCCTGAAGCTTGGCCAGGTTCATCTATAAAAACCCAACCAATATGATCAGGATAATCGGCAGAGGTGAGCATATTCCCTGTTAGTGATCTACCTCCATTTATAGTTCCCGAAGCATCCTCAGTAGCAATGCCGATATCAGTTTCAGTACCGCTTATGACCCGTGCCATTTTTACATGACAATCATTAGTTCCTGCAACTGTCATATGCCCGTGTATAAGGATTTTAGATGATGCAGAAGTTGTCACAAAATCAGTCGTAAAACCTGTAATATCCTCCCAACTATTAACAGTAGTTTCACGAACTTTGGTGGTTATAGCTTTTTCTTGAACTTTGATTATATGATGAGCAGGGAAGGTGGCAGAACTACCAATCGTTCCGTTAAATGTACCACTAGATGCTAATTTTCCGTCAATCTGTGCCTGCAAAGCACTACCTACACCGTCGACGTAATTTAATTCTGTAGCTGTTGCAGTAAGGTCAGTAATATCAGAAACAGTTAATGTTTCTAACCCTGTAGCGTTGTTTGCTAAATTGGCTAAGTCTCGTGATCTACTCATTATTCACTCGGCTTTGGATACTTATCTTTTACGCTTTTTATCCGCTTTTTCCACCCATCAATATCATGGTAAATCTGGTCTAACTGCTCTGGAATTGGATCGTAAGCTATAGCTCGATCACGTTGGTACTTTTTAGCATCGTAGTCGGCTTGAAGTTTTGCATTTTCTTCAGCAACTTTAGCTTCATCTACTACTATTAAATTTCCTGAAGAATCATAGCTTTTATCACCAACTGTTGTTACCAAATTAGGGTGTAATTTTCCTACTGCTTCGTGTCTAAAAATCATCCTGCTATTTCTTGAATTAAAAATGTTGATATTTGGTTACCCATGTAATTATGTGCGTCAGAATTGTTAGGCCGATTAATATACATAACATCCGAATAGACAAACATTCTAATTTGAATTTCAAAAGCATTACTACTATTCGGTGACCATAAATATTCCATAGCACCTACTCTTGTACCATAATTACCGCTACCACTAGTAGTTGAGTTATGTCCAGATCCGAAAGCAAAGCGAGTCCAATTACTGGTTCCAGTATCTATACCTCTTACTATCGGAACAAAAGCATCACTTGACCCTGCGGTTCTATACCACCACGCCATGTGAGCAGAACCACTTTGCCTTCTTGAATGGTTTACAAAGGCTTTTAATAAATATTTTGAAGAAGAAGAAAGGGGTGTATCAGTTGTTATCGCAAGTGGATCACCATTAGCTCCAGAAGCACCAGTACCAATCAATACCCAAGCCGAAGGAGTATCACTATAATCAACATTTGCATTGTCATTGACTGTATTAACAGTTTGAGTCCCTAAAAAAGTTTTTCCGTAAGTTTTTATGATTGTATTAGCAGGAACCCCAGATCCCCAACTCCAAGCACTAGAAGAATATTCAGCTAGTTCCTTATTAGTTGTAGAACCTGAATCGATAATTTTATCTACTTGTATCTGTGAGGGCATGATTTTTAATCTGGTTTTGGATACTTGTCTTTGACCGCTTTCAGTTTGTCAGCCATTTCTTTTGGAAAGACTCCTGCATGATACAAAGCATCTAATTGATCGCCTATCGGTGGATAAGTATCTGCTCGATCACGTTGGTACTGGAGTTTTTTTTCTGCTTCAACCAACTCATCATACTTAGTTTGAATTTGTTTATCAGTAATACCTTTAGGATTACCATCATTCCAGTATACTTTTTCATTACGAACAGAAAAATTACTACCACCAAGAGCAACAATCGCATCATTTATAAGAACACTCATACTGATATTTCCTGTATAATTAATGATGAAGAAGAAGACGCTTGATATCCGTAACTACCACTTGTACTACCACCAGGGTGGTGATTAAACATGATAGTATAAGCCCCTGTAGAGTGGGCCATAACAGCTAATTTATACGTTATCGTTGTACCTGATGACTGACTTGGTGAATCTAAATATTGCCAGTAGACACCTCGTGCATAAGGATAGGTCTGAGATCCTGCACCGATATAAAATGCTCCACGGGGTGTGTCTGCCCCGGTTGATTCTCCGATTGAGACATTACTTGTGCCACCTGAAATATCCCTGTTTACTCTTGCCGAACCTCCAAAAGAACCACCTGTATTATGCGGTAATATAGAACCGATAGTTACCATTACCAAAAATTTACTATTTGCCATTTTTGATGTAATAGCTTGCTTAAAGTCATTACTACCATCGTTAACTTGCGTGTAATTACCATCAACACTAGCGGGTTCCTCTATTGTCTGTGTCCATTGCGCTCCTGTGAAAAATTGTTCCGTCTGAATCACATGACCAGCAGGAAAAGTCGTGTTCGTCCCTAAAGTCAGGGATGGATTAGTTTCAGTGAAAGAAACCCTACCAGTAGAATCCGCAATACTAATTCCAGCAGTTCCGTCTAATGCTTTTACAGATGATACTTTTATTTCAGAACTCATGATGCTTATTCTGGCTTAGTGGGCCAAGTAACCCCTGTTAATTGTCCATTTTCGTCTAACTTAGGTGATGCAGTAGAAGGTAGATCACGCAGAGCCTGTCTATATTCTTTAAGTGCAGTTGCATCACTTCCTGTTTCTAGTGCTTTAATTATTTCCCAATCAGTTTCTGCTAATTTTCTATTCCGTTGAAACCTAAAAGCGTTCATGGTTTCTTCATCACTAAATCCGTCAAATACCCAATTAGATCCATTCCAAGAATGTGCAGATGTTGGTCTTGGTGTATCAATTATAGTCGCACCTTCAGGTACATACTGACCGACTGCGTAACTTCCGTTTTTTAAAATTAAGTGTTTCATGAAATATCAAACCCTGTTCCGTTTTCAAAAACAAACATTTGCACATAAGCAAAAGGTGAATCTGTAAAGCCTTTAATAGTTCCTGCTCCACCACTTCCTGCCCCTACACCTATTCCACCATTCATTGCAATTTTTTCTACAAATGTGTGGCTACTGCCATCACCCGTAGCAGTAAATATCTCCATGTGTGAAAATGCCGATGTGCCATTCCATGCATAAATCCAAATTGTATAATCTTTATTTAGATCAGCGGTTACATCGTTTGTGTCAGAACCTGCTGAATTAGTTCCGAAACCTACACCAACTAACTGTCCGATTCCTGAAACATTACTTCCTGCGTTTATTGTTACTCCAGTACCAATAGTCCCAGCATCAATAGTCCCTGTGTTAGCTATCCCTGCACTAAAAGTTGGTTTACCATTTGCGGCAATAGAAATTGCATCAGTATCAGATGCGCTACCTATATTTCCACCATCGGGTATGACTATGTTGCTCATACAACCACCAGTGTTCCGTTCACCACAATCGACCCGGTCGCCGTGACGGGGCCTGCGATTACTGCCGAGTCACCAGATGCGATGGTCCAGGTTGTACTTGCCGGGACTGTCTGGGTTCCCCTATAGAGCATACTGTTTCTGACCCCGCTTGAGTCGAACTGAGCTACTTCAGCGCCATTTGCACGAATATCTAGTTCCCCAGAGGTGGTCTCCTGTATGCCGGTCTGTGTATTCCCTAGTCGCCTCATGAAATCTCCTCGTAGCTTGCAATTACGTCTAGGTCGTTGGCAGCACTAGCCTGGGCGTAGATGCTCCGGTCCTCTTCTATGTACATCGCCGTTGATTTGTCTATGACAACCAGCATACCCCCGGCTGGGACTGCTACCGTCTTGGCTAGGTTATATGAAACAGCACCACCGTCACCAACAGCATCTTTACTAACAAAAGTTACAGTGATGTTTGCTGAATTAGTTCCGTCGTCGTTTACAACTATTAACTGATTTAGTTTGAATACCTTTCCTGAACTTTCTGCATTAGAAAGTACCAACGTATTATTAGTGGTAGACAAATCTACTGCCGCAGACTTTGCGGTGATCGTCGCGACGTTTACTACATTAGGTGCGGCCATATTTTCCTCATCCGAATACTATTGCCATGGCAATTGATTTTCCCGTGGTTGCTAGTTTGTTTATATCTTCTGCTGTTTTAGTTATCTGAGTACCACCCAGCCGTAAACCGTTAGTCCCGTCATGAGAGGCAATGTCTAGGTTCCTAGTTCCGTCTGATATGGTTAGGTTTCCATTCATAATTAAATTGCCATTCATGGTGTCTCCTGAGTTTTTAATTGCATCTACCAGGAAGAAGCTACGGAACACATGAATTTCTACAATGTCGTTTTCTACTGCGGCAGAGCCTAAAGCGACTTGAGTCCCACTTGCCGTATAGTCAACCGTGTCCTGGAGCAGTACCCCGTTTAGGTAAACCGCGTACTCGTCACCTCCCTCAATTAACACTGTGAAGTTTGTCTGGCCACCAGATCCCACTGTAGTGACGTACTGGTCTATTTTACTATTGCCCTGTAGGGCTGCTTTTCCAATAAATGGCATTAGGTGATCTCCATGTAACTAAGGACTACGTCGATGTCGGCTGTGGCTCCAAACACTTTAATTGCATCACCTGTCTGCATCACATACTTCTGGCCCGACATAATTTCTAAAGAGGTCTCTTCGTCTATAGAAACATCTTTAATAATGTGTGCGGTTTCGTTTGCGCCACTGCTTCGACTATTGTTGTTTCCTGAGTTTGACGTTGTAGAAACCAACTGGACTGAGGTCTTGATTGCAATTGTCGTCTTGTTCGACAGCAACAAACTTAAGATGATCGATGTGGTTGAACTAGGGACTGTATAAATCGTTGCTGTAGCGTGACCTACAGTCGTTGCTATCGATGACCCTGTTGTGACTTTGAAGGTATTAGCCATGACTAACCGAGGGCAATTGCGAGAGCCGTGGCGTCTGCCTGAGTAGCGACAGTACCGCCTGCAACCGTTGTTAATGATGAGTTGACAACTGACGAGCCAAGGGTTGTGGCGTTTAAGACGCTGACGTTATTTACCTTGTATTCTTTTCCAGTAACCGCATTAACGTGTTCTGAAAATGACCAATTATCGTTTGCGTTGTCCCATAAAATTGTTTTATCAGTGGCCCCCTTTAAGGTTATTCCACCACCGTCTGCCGTTGTGTCAGAAGGGGTATTTACGGTGCCTAGCTCAATATTTTTGTCGTCAACCGTTAGCGTTGTGCTATTAACTGTAGTGGTCGTACCATCCACTTGAAGGTTTCCTGCGACCACCAGGGTGCCTGT